CTATAACTGGTATCAAGAAAACCCTGCAGGTGACGGTGGTGCAGGTGGAACGGCCCTTTCAACTACATTCCCAGTTACATTAGAAAACAATGGCACTATCGCAGGTGGTGGCGGGGGTGGCGGGGGTGGTGGTGGTGGCGATAGCCACGGCTACTGGTATTGGGGCTGGAACAATAGTTACAATGAAACAGGTGGACAAGGTGGTGGGGGTGCTGGGTTTGGAACCGGATACAACAATGGTACATTAACCACTGGTGGTGCAGGACAAACTACTTCTTATTCAGGTGACGGTGGTGCAGGTGGTAATAGAGGCCAGGCTGGTTCTGCAGGCGCCGATGGCAACGCTTACTGGTATTGGGGGTACTACAACTGGTGGAATGGTTACTACTACTATCGTGGTGGTAAGGGCGGTGCTGCTGGTTATGCTATCCAAGGGCAACCATTGATAACCTTTACTATAACCGGAAATGTTATTGGCCCAGTAGCAGGTTAGTAAATACTTTTATTTAAAGGCTTTCAATTAATGAGTACAGTAACTAATTTAACCCCGTGGGGGTATCATGGGATTTTCGATTGTTCAAATTGTGACAGTTCGTCAATTCAAACCGAATCTACTATCAGAGCGTGTTTAACTGAAATAGCATCTCTCACCGCTGATAGTGTAGAAAGCGAAGCGTTTATTACAGTGACCGGCCGTGGTAACGCAGAAACTGAAGGATTCTCAGCAGTACAACTTTTAAATACTGGAAACATCACTGCAAATTTTATTAATCATAGCAAACACATGTATATAGATGTTTTTAGTCACAAAGAGTTTACTGCATCTGATGTAGAAGTATGCCTTAAAAAATACTTTGGTAGCGCAATTAACATCAACAAAATATTCTTACCTCGAAAAGCTGACGCAGCGGCGCCTAACTAGGAAATCAAATGAAAAAAATATTATCAATATTACTATTAGTATCATCATCTGCATGGGCAGGTATTGCGCAACAATGCCCACAATTTACAGCAGGCACAGTAACTTACACAGCACAAGCAGGTGATCAAGAAATTTGCCACAAGAATTATGCTGTTATCCATCGTTGTTCGGTTAAGGCACCCGTAGCGGTATTTGAGCATTTAACCGTAGCTGCAATGACTGGTACAGCAACACGAAAAGACGACTTCCGTCCAGATCCACTGGTAACACCAGCTTGTTCAGCTACTTTAGCTGATTATGCTACAGTTGGTAAAACACATGACCGTGGTCATATGGCACCGGCTAAGAATAACACAATTAATCCAGAGATTATGAGTGAAAGTTTCTTTTTAAGTAACATGGTCCCACAAGTAGCTAACAACAACCGAGGTATTTGGAAACAATTAGAAACATTTGAACGTCAATGGGCTATGACTCCGGGCACAGACTACTATATTATTAGTGGTGGTATTTACGATGCTGGACATGCTAAAACAGGTAATGGCTTAGGTATTCCCTCACGTTTATACAAAATTATCTACAACAAAACAAATAAACAGGTCAAAGCATACCTAATGCCCAATGGTCCGCTACCAGTAGCTGACCTGCCTAAGTATGAAACTACACTAGCCGCAGTACAACAAGCAACAGGCATCCAATTTAAGTTCTAAACGGTTCAAACCAAAAAAACCGCCCAAGTGGCGGTTTTTTATTGACAAAAATACCAAAATCTAGTATAATGTTAATAACTTGAACAACGATAAATACACTATGCGAGCAGAAGAACTATACGGAAAAGCTACAGATAACACTAAGATCTATTTAGATATGGATGGTGTCCTAGCTGATTTCTTTCATGAATATGCTAAACTAGCAGGTGTTCCTGCAGACAAGTTTGGCAAGCATGATTATCGTAGTATTCCTCCTGCTAAAGAAGACCCTACTCTAAACAAAATGGTAGGTACAGATTTTTTCTATCGCTTGCCTAAATTTAGTACAGCAGATAGTTTGGTCCAAATGGTACTTAGTTATGTGCCACACTACAATATTTGTAGTAGTCCCTTGCGCGGCGATCATGCTAACAGCGGACATTGGAAACGTGAGTGGATTAAGTCAAACTTAAGTCCGCAACCAACGGAAATTATTATCACAGGGCAAAAAGAACGTCATGCAGTAAACGCAGACGGTAGCCCAAACATCTTAATTGATGATCGTGGTGTTAATATTCAACGTTGGACTGCTCGTGGTGGAATTGGTATTAAGTATCAAGCGGATGAAGATAGTTTAGAAAAAGTAGCACAAGGATTAAGTCAGGCATATGGTTACTAAGTTATTAGAAGGCGGTAATGTTTTTAAGACTCCTAAAGGGGAGCCAGCAACAGGCCGTATTGCCCGTGACAATGTTGTGCCAACTGTACAATGGTTAGAGCAACTTACTGGCCTTAACTTAATAGACAACATGTTAGGTAGCACAGGCAAGGCAGAAACTAGTGGTGACTTAGATCTAGGTATTGATAGTACTAAAGTTAGTAAAGATACCCTGGTCAATCAACTACTAAAGAAAGGTGTTAAGTCAATTGACATCAAAAAGTCAGGTGATGCAGTACACTATAAAGCACCTGTCTTAGGCGATGCTAGCAACGGATTTGTACAAGTAGACTTTATGTTTACTGAAAATCCCAACTGGCAACACTTTTATATGGCAGGCGGAGTAGCAGGTAGTCAGTTTAAAGGTGTACACCGTAATGTGCTAATGGCTAGTTTAGCTAAGGCACAAAACATGAAGTTTAGTCCAAAGTTTGGCCTATTAGATCGTGCTACAAATGAAGTTATTACACAAGACCCTAACGAAATTGCTGTTAGATTATTAGGTCAAGGACACACAGCTAAAGACCTAGTTAGTGTAGAAAAGATAATTAATAGTATAAAGGGTCGTCCAGAGTTTGAACAGTTAGTAGCAGATGCCAAAGAAGCATTTGCAAAAGATAATTTAGTATTACCAGAAAGTAGTCCCTTGCCAGGGACAGGTGCTTGGTTTAGAAGTTGGCAAAATTTAGATATCTAGGAAAATAGAATGAGAGCAAAACAATTTATACGTAGAATTAACGAAGGTGCTGATGAGTCAAGTGTTATCACCAGTGAAGTTATCAAGCTAATCAGTGATGGGCATACAGAAGTAAGCCCAGACGTTATCACTGCCAAAGTATCAGCGGCCTTAGGTCGTCCGTTTATGCTTAAAGACTTAGTCAGTGCAAATAATAGTAGTCCAGAACTACAGCACTACATTGATAGCATTAATCCTAGTAAGATCAAATTCTCAACAGATATCTTAACAGTTAAAAACCAAGACCCAATGAAAGAAAAACAAGCCGCACGCGATGGTGTAGCTAAAATGGCTGCACGTGCTGGCGGTCGTCCTAGACTAGGTGAAAGCGTGGTCAACGAAGCAACACAAGAAGAACTTTGGCAAGGTTGGAAAATTCGCTACGAAACAACTCCTCAAATCAAAGGACAACCACTTCGTTGGATGACCTGGCATACGAAACGAGGTACAGAAAGTGCGCATGAAGGGCAGGCAAATACTCCACAGGAAGCAGTTGAAGCTGCAAAAGCGTGGATTCAAAGCGGTGGCAATGCTAAAGATATTACGACTTCATCAACTGTGACCATTGATTTTAATGTTAAGTTTGCCACTGACATTGCCAATGGTAATGAGTTCTACGCTAGAATTGTTAAAGGTCCTACTTTATTAGTGTCAAATGATGCTAAACCTGGTTTTAAACGCAGTCATATTCGCACACAACAGAGCAAAGCTACACAAAATACTACACTATTGCCAGTAATTGCTTTATCTAGTAATGAAGCTAACGCGGCAGGATTAAAAGCACACGGTCGTTATGTTTTAGGTGACACACAACAGTTGGAAGATGGCACACTAGCATATCCGTTAATTTATCAAAGCACAGTGCAGGCCAAAGGCGATATGATGCGCCTAGGTAAACCAGGATTAACTGTAGCGATGAATCGTGAAGCTAGTGGATTAGAAGAAACAGATCAAGGTATCAGCGGATCAGCAGAAACTAAGTTTCACAAAAAATTAGATACCCTAGTACATGATACATTTGGTCGCCGCAAAGAAGAAATGAAAGAAGGATGGGGTCGTGGCAATGACCGCGTTAGCCTACCAGATGAGCCAGCACTATACTGGAGCGGCAAAGGTCCGTTACAAAACGAATACAATGACTTATATGAAAAACTAGTTCCAAGCCAAGGTGCAGCAGATACTATTGAAGGTGAAGTTCTACGTGCAGCTAGTAAGATTGTTTATCGTCACTATAACGACGGTGATGAGTTTAACCAAGCCAGCTTTGATCAGTTAGAGCCATACATTGGTGCTGTTACTAGTTATGACGACCTAGCACATAAATCTACAGAGTTCGCAATCAAAGCCAACGGCAACTATACACCAAATACGGGTTGGGATAGCCTAGACGTTATGGAATACGGTCCTGAAGAATACGACGATGATGACTATGATGAAGATGACGGTTGGGATGAAGAGGAAGAAGATACCAGCTGGGACCAAGAAGACGATGACGAAGATTTAGACGAAAGCAAAATCGTTCCAGTTCATCATGTGAAGCAAGGTGTGGCGGAAGGTAGTGTTGACCGTGACGAAGATTTAAGAGAATATGACGACTGGTCTGATGATGTAGATGATGAAGATGAAGATCAGGGTTTCTTTGTAGCCATTAGCAGTGAAGACGACGGTGTATTCATTGGTATGGTAGTTAAAGAAGATGGCAAATGGCGTGAACGTCGTTACAAAGGTAACCCACCCTACAACTGGGGTGGTACTTACATGGGCTATCTAACACCACAAGATGTTATGACATGGATCAACAAAGACTATGGTCGCAGTTACGAAGTAGAAGGTCCAATGGATGAAGACGAAGCCAACGAATACTTAGACATGATGAGCGAAGGTTGGGAAAGTGGTCCTGATGAACGTGCTCCACGTGAACGTGATCCAGATTGGGAATACGATCAACGTCGCCAAGAGAAGATGGACATTGAAGCTGAGAAAGCTCAAGCACAACGCCCACAAGAACAATACTATACTTTAGTAGGTCGTGGTCCT